GCGCTGGTGGCCATCGACATCAACACCGGCAAGTACGTCGGCAAGACGGCCCGGCTCGAGGACACCATCGTCAAGACCAACATCGACGCCGTGAAGGAGATCGTGCGGCAGATCCGCCTGCGCGACCTCGGCGGCATCATCGTCGTCGACTTCATCGACATGGACGAGCGCAAGAACCGGCAAAAGGTCATGCAGGCGCTCGAAGAGGCGATGAAATCCGATCGCGCGCCATCGAAGATTCTGCAATTTAACGACTTCGGACTGGTGGCGATCACGCGCAAGCGCGTCAAGCAGTCGCTGGAGCGCACGCTGGGAACTCCCTGCCCATATTGCGAGGCCACGGGCTTCGTCAAATCGGTGCAGACGGTCTGCAATGAGATCTATGTCGAGATGCGCAAGGTTCGCCGCCACGTCGAGAACAAGGAGGTCATCCTGCGGGTCAATCCCGAGGTGGCCAAGGAGCTCAAGAACGACAACGCGAGATGGCTGCAGGAGATGGAAGACCTGCTCCGCCATCCCGTGCTGGTCAAGAGCGATCCGCTGCTCCACCAGGAGCAGTTCGACATGAACTACTGAGAATTGTGTAAGCGAATGAAACCAAAGCGACTGTAAGCGCGGAAAACGAAATGGCCTAAAAACGGCCTAACGTGATAGCATGGGGTCCAGCAGCAGAAAGGATCTCATGCTAGACACGAACCAGATTGATGATGGGGGCGCTGAGGATAGCGCCCCCATTTCTATTGGCGCAAGAACGTGCAGCGTAACGGTCATCGTCAGGCAGCACGCGCCCGATTGTCAGTACGATCCGGCGAAGCACGAAAAGACGAAAGGGAAGTGCCGGTGTCCGAAATCGCTGCGTATCTACGAGGGAGATGGGGCCGGCAAGAATCGACGCATCTCGGCGAAAACCCGGAAGTGGTCGGAGGCCGAGAAGCTAGCGCAGCGGTATCGCGACGGATGGGACCCGGACAAGAAGCGCATCGCCGAGCTTGAGGATCGGCTCTCGGAGAAGCAAGCAGTGGAAAGCGTCTCGCTCGTCGATGCCGTCTACGCTTTCGACCGCGATCAGGTGGCGCGGCTAGGCGATAACAACACCGTGAAGATGCGGCGATCGCTGCTCGGACACATCGAAGCCGAGAAAGACAAGAACGGCAAGGAAACCGGAGAGAAGATCGCCCGGCTCCCTGGACACCTCTTCCGGTGGGTCAAGGATTACAACGACCGTCAGCCGGAGGCGAAGCGCATCGTCAACGTGCAGCAGCTCACCGACGAGGTGATACTGGAGTGGAGAAATAGCTGGACCTTCGGCTCCGATCTAACTCGCCGGCAGCGGTGGAATATGGTGCGAACGTTCATCAAGTTCTGCCTGCGCCGGAAATGGCTGAAGGAAGATCCCACAGCACACGTTATGCAGTTTCCCGTCGCGAAGGGGAATCGCACGGCGGTCTTCACCGAGGAACAGTACGCGGCAATCCTGCACGCCATCGAAGAATACGACCCCGAAAACCTTCCCGAGTTGACGCGCAGAAACTGGCGAACTAGGCTCCGCGCATTCGTGGAGCTGTTGCGCTGGTCGGGCATGGCACCGATCGACGCCATCCACTTTAGGCCGGAACAGATCGACGGCAACGGTGTACTCCGCTACCAGCGGCATAAGACGGGAGTCCTCGCCATTGTGCCGCTACCGGAACGCATCTTAGAGCTACTGCGCGATGTACCACTTGAGGCAGATTCCGTCAGTGCCGATATGCCGTTCCGCGTCAGCGTGGGTGGTAACAAGCTCTCACAGGAGAAATCGAACGTCCACTTGTGGCAGGACCGCATGAATGTGGTGTTCACGAAGGCCGGAATCGAATCGGTGACCACAGAGCACGGCAGGAAGCGCAAGCCGCACTTATACATGCTGCGCGACACATGCGCCGTCTCGATGATCGTCCGCGGTGTACCCCTTCGTAATGTCTCGCGGGCGCTCGGCCACGCCTCAACGCTCCAGACCGAACGGAGCTACCTTCCCTGGGTGCAGAGCATGGATCAGGCACACGTGGAGAGCGTCAAGCGTGCTCTGGAATCAGCAGGGAAATAATCACGCCGCCTCTTTTTGTGCTCATGGGGCTTGACAGCTTTGCTTAATACGGATTAAGTTAAAAGACCCGGCAAAAAGCGCCGGCAACTGAATAATAGACGCGATTAGGCCCACCGGATGCCCCGAATGAAATCCGGTCGCTGGAACTGTCCGAGGACAGCAGCGGGAATGGAGATAGACGAATGATCCATACGACTACTGAATAGGGGTAAGAAGTGAACGACAGCAAATCCTGCGAAACCGCTCCCAGCGGAATCGCATTTGAGCAGCATTTTTCCATTCAACAGATCGCCGAAACCTGGGGTCTGTCCGCAGACAAGACACGCGAAATCTTCCAGAACGAGCAGGGCGTCGTCATCATCGGCGAGCCGGAACGTCGCTTTAAGCGCTCCTACATCACGCTGCGCGTGCCGGAGAGTGTGGTGCGCCGCGTCCATGCGCGCCTGACCCGGCGCGAGTTCAGCACCGTTACGCGGAGGGCTGCATGAGCAACCTGATCATGTTTCCCGCGCCGACATCCCCGACTACCACCACGGTTCCCGAACCTGCCGCGGAAGTATTCAACCGTTCCGCCCTGGAAGCCTCTCTGGAAGCTATCGAGCTACGGGAAGCTATAAAACCGTCGAAGGACGTAAAACACGCGCGCAAGAATCTCGTCGATACCGCGGAGCTCTATTACGGCTCACGCCCTCTTCTCGGTGCCGCGCTCATCCATTACGGTGCGAAATTCGACCCCGAGGCCGAGGGAACTTGGGCCCCGGCGATATTCCGTGCCATCGCCGCTGCCCTGGGGTGCAGCGAAGGGGCTATCCCGCGCATCCTCGATCTCGATGATCCATCAGGGGCCTTCGTGCTTTGCGAAGATCCTATTGCACAGCCCGTACAGGTTGCATCCGGCAAAGGTCGGCGCCGTGCCGCCTCGGTACCGGCCAAGCAGGACCGGGTGGATTCCATCGTCTCCACGATCACCGAGCAGTACAGTGGGGTGGACGCCGCCACTCGCGAGGCCGAGCTGCTGGATCTGGTCAGGCGCATCCTGCAAATGACAGAGCTTGGCGCCCGAGCCGTAAGTATCTAGTCAAAGACATCCTGCGGCACTCAGCCCGGCCTCGTGCCGGGCTTTTTCTGTGCCCGAAAGGGCATAGCTTTGGCACTCGCGCTTCGTGTGGCAGGATAGATGTAGCCGCACCACCAGCCTGCCATACGCACAGGTCCAGCCGTGCGTCAAGGAAACAGTGTTAACTCATCTGTCAATACCCGCATTCAATCATTTGCACCATTTGTGGTGCAGTCGCAAAAGAGGTGTGACACGTTGTTTTCAACAACTTAGGTGAGTTTTCCGGGGTTTCGGAGGTGTGGGCTTCATACTAAAGAAGGGTAGAGGCACGAAGTACAGCAGTTTTCCATTCAGGCCCTCTGGCTCTAGTTATTACACAGTACACACCCACCAAGAGCTGCCATTCGAGCAGCCTACCGTCATCCGGCACCCTCTGCCGGAGATCCTCAAGGATTCCACATGTCAAGAGCAAGGAAGCACAACAACCTTATCAACTTCGATTGGCGCGACGACGCCGCAACGATTCAGCTTAGCCAGGGCAAAACAACCACGATTAGCGCAGAGGATCTTTTCCGCGTGACCGCGCACACCTGGCAGGCTTGGTTCAACCCGACATCTGGAAAGTGGTACACCGTGGGCCGCGTCGATGGCAAGCAGGTCTATCTTCACCGCTGGTTGACCAACACTCCAGCCGGCCTCGATACAGACCACCGTGATGGCGACAGCCTCAATAACACTCGCGGGAACCTTCGGATCGCAACGCGCCAGCAAAATGGAGCCAACCGCAAGCTGCACGCCAACAACACCTCTGGCTTCCGCGGCGTCGTCCACACCAAGTTCGACACCTTTCAAGCGCAGATAGGCGTCAACAACCACCAGATTCACCTCGGCACATTCCCCACAGCAGAAGCCGCTGCTGAAGCTTACGACCAAGCAGCAACAATCCTTCACGGTGCCTTCGCGCGCCTCAACGCGGCCACGCAGGCCGCGCAGTCCACGCAGGAGGCAGCCTAGCCTATGACCACGCGCCTGCAAGACCTCTCCGACATCGAGTCACAAATCGCAGCTAACCTGGATAACCTTCGTGCCGCTATCGCCGCGAATCGTGAGACCGTCGCTGCTCTGGATCGTATGACCGTGCACTATGCAGTCGCCGTTGCGAAGTATCGGTCCGAGTTAGAGCGTATATCGGCCCAGCTGATCCGTGATGCAGCGGAGTTCGACCGCAAGCTGGCCCGTTACGCAACCATGCTCGACGCAAAGCAGTCCGATTCATTGGGCTGAGTTTTCAGCTCAGCTCAATTCCATTGGGCCGGATTTCCGGCCCAACTAATCCTGCCCCTTAATTATCCACATTCCACCCCGCCCGAGCCCGACTCGGCAACTTACTTCCCCGAAAGGTTCCTACCCATGCCTGCTATCAATCCCACCGCTGTTGATGTCGAGTACGTTCGCACCCCCAAAGTTCAAGAGCTGCGCCGTCGCACCCCACTCTCCCTGCGACCTGATGCCCGCCTGATGATAGCGGCCGCCGAAGGTAACGAGTACGCCATCGCCGTGCGCGATGCCTGGAAGCCCAATTACAAGGTCACACTGATGGAGCCCGATGAGTTCGAGCGCCAGCTCCGCGAGCGCGAGGTGGTCTATGTCGGTCGGTAATGTCGCTGCCGTATTCGACGCGTATCGTTCTGATCCGGCCACACATGAGACTGCTTTTTTCAGGATGCTGCGCCGGTTCTGCCAATCACGCGCATGGGTGTTCGGCATCGGGCAGGAAGCTGACGACTTGATGCAGGAGATCGCAATCAAAGTTCTGCAATCGGATCTTTCACGGATCAATCAGCCTGAAAGCTGGCTCAACACGATCATCACGCACACCATGATCGACATGAGGCGCAAGCATCGGGAGTGTGCCTTGCCGCTCGATGAAGCTGGAAACGTCCTGGAGTTCGTGCCGGATGACGATCCCGATATTCCATCACTTCCGGACGGCATCCAAGGCCGCGACAGGGAATACTGCGAGCACCTGTTGGCCGGGCTGACCTTTGACGAGATCGGAGAGCGCTACGGTGTTACCGGCGATGCCATCCGCAAGAAACTGTCACGGCTCGGAAGAAAGATGTCCGGAAAAGCCGTTCTGAAACGCTCTAATTCATAGAGGGCAATGTGGCCGGAGTGCCAAACATAGGCACCCGGCCCGTCGCCCTATTATGGATTTATCGGATAGCTTTGACGCCGAGAGCTTCAGGGCTAACCTAAAAATAGCAGTACGGATTCAGACCGAAGAAAACACACGGTTGCCGTTTAGGTGATGAAGTTAACGGTCACAGATAAGCTGGATGATTCCAGTGAGGCTGGGGACGACCTAAGCCGCGGTGAGAGCTTATTAGTTCGATTTAGTCTCATTGCGATCCCTGAAGGAAGAAAGCCCGTTTCGCGCACAAGGTCTGTATTCAGTGATTGTTTTCCCCGGATGAAGGCAGGCAGGCGAAAGCCGCTGGAAGCCAGATGGAGGTAACGCCCTGCCGGGGTCATAGAGTGGAAGATGCAGCCAGAACTAATGATTTACCGGCTGACCTGTTACGTAAACGACAAGGCGCGCGAAGCCACGGCAAGCTCAACGGAAACCCCACTGGTGGACCTGCCTCTGAGCTATGGTGTGATTACTCTGAGGTAAGAGTGTGTTTCTACATACTCTATTACCTTGGGGATGGTCACGCCTAGCTATACGTTTCCCTCAAGTCCCCCGCCTTGCTGAGCAGCGCCGAGTAGCTAGCTTCCATTACATAGAGTGACCATCCGGAAACACGCCGCGAGCTGTTTCCCGGTAATATGCTTCAGGCCGGAGCGCCTCAAGCGCAGGAGGCCGTGACCTGATCGAGCGGCGAGCGTAGCTACTAGCCACTGAGTTCTACTGCCGATGACTTTACTACTCGTCCAGCTTCAAGATGGGTCGGGTGAATCGCACAGCGAGAGGGGCCGGAACAGGCCCCTATATCTCGACTATCTCGCAGATAGGTCTGCCAAGGTGTCCGGAAATCCCGTTCACAATCGCTCTTATTAATGAAGGACAAGATTACGCAGTTTCCTGGCAGGCCGGTGGCCAGAGTCGCCTGAGCGCGGCAGCACGAAACGACCGGCAACTATCTTTACTTTCATCATGGCTCATTGTTGAGCCATGCCGATCGGATCTAAGTCCTTTGGATTCAGGGCTCATAATTGAGCCGCCCAGATCCCACCAGCCCGGCGCTCGCTGCGGCCATCAGAGCCGCGCCGCCGGGCCCATACCGTCAGGTTCAACTACATGTTCATCTCGCAACAAGCGATCGATGCCATCGGCTTTGCCGCCATGGGCGCCGTTGTGGTCGCCTTCGGCATTTACGATCGCATCAAGGCCCGCAAGTCGGGCGCAGACTTCCATGAGGAGCAGGCAATGCAGACACTTCAGACAATCTTCAACGAAATCAAGCGCGGCGTTAACTGGATTGAGACCGAGATCGGCAAAGGCATTACAGCGCTGCCGAAACTGATCACCCTGACGTCCGACGCCGAGAAAGCAGCGTGCACAGCACTGCCGCAGACCTTAACTGTTGTGCAGGATGCCGGTCAACTGGCCAGCGCAAGTGTCAAGGACAGCGGTCAGTTCGTTGCAGACCTGACTGCACTCGGGTCCGCGATCGCTGCTGCCGCTGCGTCCAAGGCCTCGAATGTTAGCCAAGACTTGGCCGTAGCCACAGCGTTCGAAAAGTTGTGCTCCGATTTCAACGCAGTCAACTTCAGCGATTTGATCGCAGCGTGGAACAACCTGGTCGCGGACGCCAAAGCACTGGATTCGAGCGTGCTCGCAGACCTGCAAAAGCTGGAAGCGGACGCAAAGTAAACTTCCGTTCACAGTAGGTCAGGTCTGTTCCAGTGGATTATCTAACGTCATATCAACAGCTTAGCAGCATAAGCGTGGGCACTTATGCGTGGAAATCTTCCGCAGCCGAGCTTGCAAAGCCCGCCAACCGTAAACAGCGGCTTAAGACGCAAGAAGATGCCCAGCCTACCTAGTCGCCTGTGTCGTGATTGCCAAAGCCGCGCCATAGAAGGCAGCGCGTACTGCGCCCGGCATCAGCAGGACAACAACGCGACACGGTCACGATCGCTTTACGACGCATATCGCGCCGATGATCCAATCCGCAAGCTGTATCGAAACAAGAGATGGCAAGCCACGCGCCAGAAGGTACTGAGCCGAGACATCCTCTGCCGATCCTGCGGGCATCGCGCAGCAACAGAGGTTGACCACATCTTATCTGCACGTCTTATCGTGGATAACTTCGGCGTTCAAGCCTTCTACGATCCGGCACGGTTGCAAGGACTCTGCCACGGTTGCCACTCCAGCAAGACTGCTATCGAGTCCGGCTTCACCGGCGAAAAAGGCACACGCCTCGGCGACCTGGGTGACCGATCAAACACAACAGTTATCACAGGCCCGGCAGGAAGCGGCAAGAGCAGCTACGTTGAGCAGCACAAACAGCCCAACGACCACGTATTTGATTACGACGTGGCAATGCAACAGCTCACAGGTCTACCGATGCACGAAGGTATGCCCGATGCTGCTGGTTCCGTACTTGCATTGAGAGATCAATTCATCCAACGCACACAGTACAGCAAGCATCACGTATGGCTCGTTATCGCCAATCGCAACTCTGGCATCGTCAAAGCACTTGAACAAGCCGGAGCCAGAGTAATTGAGATGGCAACCCCGGCTGATGAGTGCGAGCGGAGACTTACCCAGCGCCGTAAGGCGGAAGCACAGGCACAGCGGCCGCCAGTTACACCCGCACCCGGCGGTGGTCACCCCGCCTACCACCCCTCAGATACCCTGCCGGTGTCGGATTCTCTAAGTCGTTGATTCCACGTGCCCGGCGCCGACCGTTTCCGCGTGTGTAACCCAAATTCACGTTTGTAACTCATTGATTTAGCTATGGCTCGCAATCGCACTCCATCCGCCATCCTCGACGCGAAGGGCTCGTTCCTTACGCATAAGGACCGCGTGCGCTCCAATGAGCCGGTCACAGGCGAGCCAATCGGGCCGCCGCCGAAGTGGCTAAGCGCCGCAGAGAAGCGCGTCTGGAAGGAACTGGTCAAGCAGTCAGCTCCCGGCGTTCTCATGGCCAGTGATCGTGAAGCCTTCGAACTGCTCGTTAAGCTCGCCACCAAGAAGCGTTATCACTTCGATCAAATGATGGTGGGAGAGATCTCGCAATTCATTTCCCTGGCTTCGCGTTTCGCAATGACGCCATCCGATCGCAGCAAAGTTGTCGTCGATAAGCCGAAGGAATCACAGCTCGGTCAGTTCCTTGCTCGGCGCTCACAAGCGCCGGTCCCCCCGAAAGTAGTTTCCATCGCCTAAATTTCCAAGCTCCACGCCAGGGCTCCATCGAGTCCGTCAGCGCGGAGCCATGTACCCGTTAGCGGCCGCAGCCGCGTTGCGAGTAACACCCTCGTTTAAGGATTTCATCATTATGGATATCAAAGCACTCAACGCCCAGAAGAAAGATCTTCTGAATCGGCAGGAAGCGATGTTGAACGCGGCCTCCGAAGCCAAGCGCCAGCTCACCGCGGCTGAGGAAGAGACCTTCGCCAACCTCACGAAAGAGCTTGACGCTACCAACGTCAACATCGCCCGCGTGGAAGCAATCGCCAAGGGTAAGCTCGAAGTCGGCGCACCCAGCAACAGCGTCGTTGTTCCCGAGTTCAGCCACCAGATGAGCGTGGTCGGCGGCAAGCGCTACAGCAACTGCACTGCCGAGTACGCCAAGGCCTTCTGGAACGCTCTGAGCACGCGTAACTTCAGCAACGCCGCTCTGGGCGAAGGCGGCACCGCCGCTGACGGTTCTTACCTCGTCCCCTCCGTCACCGACCCGACCATCCCGGCACTGGCGCCGATTGAAGCCAGCGCCCGCAAGCTGAGCAAGGTCATCACCACGGAAATGGACATCAAGCTGCCCTATCAGGCAAGCAAAACTGTTGCCGCTGGCAAAGCTGAATCAAATAACAGCGGTACCAACGCTTTTGCAACCAACGTTCCTACCTTCAACACCACAACCCTGACCGCTTACATGGCGGGTGACTCGGTAGCTGTGAGCTGGGAACTGTTGCAGGACGTGAAGGCTCTTTCGCAGTTCCTGACCGCTGACTTGCAGCGTGCGGTCTACAACTACGAGGAGAACATGTTCATCAATGGCAACGGCACCGGTCAGCCGCTGGGTTACCTCAACGGTGCTACCCCGTTCGCAACTGAGGCTCTGAACATCTCCAACATCATGGACCTGGTTGCCAGCGTGCATTCGGCGTACTTCAACAACGCTTCGTTCTTGTTCAACCGTGCGGAGTTCCACCGCCTGTACAAGAGCCAGATTGCTCTGAACCAGTTCCAGACTTACGTCACCTACGACCCCAACGGTCAGGCGCGTCTGCTTGGCTTCCCGGTGAACTTTTCGAGCCAGATGCCGGTTTACTCGGCCTCGCCTGCAACCACGGGCGGTGTCCTGTTTGGCGACTTTGCCGCCGGCTGGACGATCGGTGACCGTGGCGGTTCTGATGTCCGCGTGAAGGTGCTGGATCAGGTTGCCGCGCTCAACGGTCAGACCATCGTCCTGGGCTACCGCCGCACTGACCAGAAGTGTACGTTGCAGGAAGCTGTCAGCCTGCTCACCACCAACGCCTAATCGTTTCTTCAACCAGAGCCCCGGCCCACACCGGGGCTCTCTCCCTTGTTATGACCTCTTACTCCGATGCCGCCAGTATCCATCAATCCAGTCGTTGATTCGTACATCGCCGGTGTGCTTGATGGCTCTGTAGTAGCCGGACAGTGGATTCGCAAAGCAATACAGCGGCACCTTCGAGACCTGGAACGTACTGACATCTACTTCGATGCCGACGCCGCAAACTTCGTAATCGACTTCTGCCAATCGTTCTGTATTTCATCTGCGCAATCGGAACCGATGGTGCTCATGCCGTGGCAGCAAGCTGTCTTGGCGATCGCCTACGGCTGGAAGCGGTTGGATGGCACGCGCAAACATCGCAGACTCTATCTGGAGATTGCCAAGAAGAACGGTAAGACAGGATTGGGCGCGGCGTTATCGCTTTTCCACCTGATCGCTGATGGCGAGTTAACGGCCCGCGTTTATGTAGCTGCCACGGCGCTGAAGCAGGCCCGTGAGTGTTTCACTGAAGCCGTCGCCATGCGCGACAAACACCCCGAGCTATCCGCCGTCATCGAGAAGTACGGCAATTCGCCAGTTCTCTCGCTCTATCACCCCGAGACTAACTCGCGCCTGTGTCCGATGGCACGCGGCGCGGATTCGCAGGATGGCGCAGTGGTCTCAGCGGCCATCCTGGACGAGCTGCACCGGTGGAAGTTATCGGATAACTTGTGGTCGATCCTGCGCTACGGCGGCGATACGCGCCGCCAGCCGATGCTCATCTGCATTACTACGGCGGGCGCCAGCGCGAACAAGTCAACATTGTGCTGGGGTGAGCATGAGTACGGTACGCGCATCCTCGATGGAATGGTTGACGATGACGAGGTCTGCGTCTTCATCTTCAGCCTTGATCCCGGCGACGACTACCGGGATGAACGCAACTGGGTAAAGGCAAATCCGTCACTAGGTGCGATCCTGCCAATGTCGGCCTTGCGTAATCAGTTTGCAGAGTCGCAAGGCAAGCCGTCTGCGCTTGGGGAGTTCAAGCGGTTCCGCCTGAATATCTGGACAGATGAGGTATCAGACCCGGCAATCGACATTGAGCAATGGGATGCTTGCTGCCGCGCCGATCTTGCCCAGCATCCAGACCCTAAGTTACTCCGCGCCGAGTCACTCGCGGAGCTTGCGGGCCGTCCCTGTTTCGCAGGGGTTGACCTAGCACCAAAGATTGATACATCGGCGCTCGTGCTGGTGTTCCCGCCGCTCTCTCCGGATGAGAAATGGCGAGTGCTGGAATGGTTCTGGTGTCCGGCCGAAAACATAGCGGAGCGCACCAAGCGTGACCGCGTGCCGTACCAGACATGGGCCGATGCCGGATTTATCGAGCCGACTCCCGGCAATCTAACCGATGTCCGGCACATTGCCGAGCAGATAGCAGCAATCAATCAGCAGTTCGATCTCAAAGAGCTCGCCTACGATGACGCATGGTCATCCGAACTGATCCGAATGCTTGGCGAGTCCGGCTTCCCACTGAGTAAGTTTGTCTCACACCCGCAGACACCGATCAAAATGAATGGCCCATGCCTGGAACTGATGCGCAAGGTACTGCGGCATGAGGTTGCCCAGGACAACAACCCGGTGATGCGATGGCAGATGTCTAACCTCCGCTGGTCCACTCAGCGCGGCTCAGGCTTCATAAAGCCAGCTCGTGATCGCAAACGAGAAAAGATCGACGGTTGCGCGTCTCTCATCATGGCGCTCTCACGCGCCATGGATCCGGTCAACCAACTGGCTAAACCCAAGAAACGATTCTTTATGGTGCAGAGCGTCTAGCAATGAATCTTATATCTCTCAATTTACCAGATCCTCCCGGTTTCAGCGGTTTCCGAAACGACGCTACCTGCACCCTATCCAACCCATCGGCCGATCTAGTGCAGGCGCTGGTCGGACTTCCGGCCGCGGCTGGCAAACCGGTCACGCGCGAGACGGCCATCCGTGTAGCTGCGTTCCTGGCCGGCGTTAAGACGCTGGCAAATGACCTCGCCAAGATGCCGTTGGTTCTGCGCAGTACGACAGTTGAGCAAGGGCGCCAGCGGACCCGGCCAGCAATCAATGAGCCTCTCTACACGTTGCTCAAAGACTGCCCCAACCAGTACCAGACATCGTTTCAGATGCGGTGGTTTCTGGCATCGCAACTCATCATGGCGGGCAATTGCTTTGCACAGAAGATCACGGACCGCGCTGGTGATCTAATCGGCCTGATCCCGCTCAATGCGTGGCAGATGACTCCCCGCTGGAATCGAGAGACGAATCCTCCGACGTTAGTTTGGCGCTACTCGGATTCGTCTGGAAACTATCGAGAGTTCGAGCAGTCCGAGGTGTGGCACGTCTCGTCGCTGAATCTTGAGGGATTTGGCCTGGAAGGAACGAAGATCATCGCGCTGGCCAAAGAGGCGCTTAGCGTGCTGATGGCGGCTGAAGAAACCGCGGGCCGTAACTTTGCAAATGGCCTCGGCATGGGCGGATTCCTCACAACGCCACCTGATTCCGACATCGACGAGATCGAAGCACAAAAGGTCGTTGATCGCCTGAAGAAAGACTACGCTGGATCGCAAAACGCCGGAAAGTTTACCTTCCTGCCCGGTGGTATCAAGTTCGAAAAGATGACATTTACGGCTCAGGAGTCTCAGCTCCTGGAGTCCCGGAAGTGGAATGAGCAGGAAGTCATCCGGCTATTGGGTGGCGCACCGTTACTCGTTAAGCTGGGTATGGGGGAACAGAATTCCACCTACGCAGCTTCCAGCGCGTTTCTGGACGAATACTTCAACACCTGTCTACTGCCGTACACCACGGCGATCGAACAGAGCATCACCCGCGACCTGATCCCGCGCAAGCAATGGGGCACGCTCTACGCCAAACACCACGCCGACATCATCCTGAGAGGATCACCCAAGGAAAGGGCCGAAACAAACGCCGCGCTTATCAATAGCTGGCAGCTTACGCCCAACGAGGCCCGGCTGTCAGAGGATCGCGACACGATCGAAGGTGGCGACTTCCTGTGCGGTCCCAGCAATGGTGCGATCTTCAGCCCGGCTACAGGAGAGTTCTTTATACCCGGCCAGAAGCCGCCAACCGGCGGCGAAGGCACAGACTCGGGAACCGTTACACCAGATACCTCCGATCCAGACACTATCGGCACCTGCGATGGTTCCGCAACCAACACCGCAAAGCATCATCCCCGATTGGTTGCTCTGGCAGAATCGCTCGCCGAGCGCGTCATGCGAAAAGCGGCCAAGGCCGATCTCACGGCACAGTTCGTTTCGGACGTGCTCAATATATCTGCTGAGCTGGCGCAGGAGTACATCAACAAGCAGAAGCAACTGACGCTGGATGAGCAACGCGAGGCGCTCACTCTGATGGCGATGGGGTATTAAGGATATGAAGATCATCAACAAACTGAATCCGGCACGGTTTTTCAACGCAGCAAGCTCTGACAACGAGCTGGTCATGGACATCTTCGACGTTATCGGCGATAGCTGGGACGGTGCTGGCATCACGGCGCAGATGATCTCCAATGCGCTCCAGACCGACTGCACAAGCATCACCCTCAATGTCAACAGCCCCGGCGGTGATCTCTACGAGGGCGTTGCAATCCGCAATCTTCTGGCGCAGTCCGGCAAGCCGGTCAACGTCAATGTGGTCGGACTATGCGCGTCGGCTGCGTCCCTGATTGCCACCGCCGGCAATGTCACTATGGCACCCGGGACAATGTACATGGTTCACGAAGCGCAAGGTATGTCGTTTGGTGACGCCGATGCCATGCGCAAGTGCGCGGACACGCTGGCCACGGTCACGGACTCCGCGGCCGATCTTTACGTCGCCAAGACTGGCAAGAAGAAAGCCGACATTCTGGCGCTGATGAAAGAAGAGACGTGGCTGACTCCCGACGAAGCAGTAGAGCAGGGTTTTGCCGATTGTGTTGCAGATGACAGATCTAATGTAACCAATTCGTGCGCCTACGACCTCAGCATGTTCCGGCGCGTGCCGGAACCGCTCAAGAACGCGGCCAAAACGAAGCGCGTTGACGGTGAAGATCTCACGGCAGAGGATTTCGTGTACGCGGGCAATCCGCATGATGTCTCCACATGGTCATTGCCCTGGCACTTCAGCACTGACGAGCTTACCAAGTCGCATCTGCGCGATGCGCTGGCCCGGTTCGACCAGGACGAAGTGATTCCTGAATCTCACAAGGCCGAAGCCCGGGCGAAGCTGGTTCGCTTGTGCAAGCAGTACGGAATCGAAGTGCAGGAGAAGAGCGAGCCTGACGCGAGTAACGATGCATCCAGCCTGAGCATTTACGCCATGCGTCTGGAACTGAATCGGAGGAAGTAAACGATGTATCAACAGATCGTTACTCCCCGGACAGCGCCAGTTATCAGCGTGCCACAGCTCTGCAACTTTGCCCGCGTTGATGTGCCGCAGCAGTACGTTACCGGTGCCAGCCCGCAGACGGAAACGCCGGACTGGTCAATGTATGAGCTGTTCATCTCGGCGGCAACCGACGAAATCGAGAGCATGGCGGCAACAGCCTGTCTGCAAGAGCAGGTGCTGGAAACGTACGACTATTTCCCCGGCCAGGGTGATCCCCGGAACATTCTGAATTACCAGCTCAATCTCAATTACACCTACACGGCTACTCCATGGTGGTGGTGGGGATTTCCGACGACCGACTCGATCGACCTTGTACGGCGCCCGGTCATCGTTCCGAGTGGCTCGCCGCTCACCAACGCGGTGAGCGTGCAGTACTACGACACCACCGGCGCCTTGCAGACATTGGACCCGTCCACCTATACCGTGTTCGCCGACAAGATCACGCTGAACGTCGGGCAGGTCTGGCCGTTGACTGATCGTCATGAAGACTGCGTCCAGATTACGTACTGGGCCGGCTATGATCCAAGCAATCCGGCCAATGTTCCGGCCCGGCTGCAAATGGCAATTCTGTTCCTCGCCGCGCACTTTGTTGACAACCGATCGGTGGCGGCCGTAGAGCCGACTTCGGAAGTCGCACTGACTCTCAAGCGGATGCTTCAGAGTTTCCGCAGCTACCGGATACCGAGGTAATCATGCTTCCGAGAAAGCTAAGCACCAACGTCCGGTATCTCTCCGCATCGCAGCTCAATACGCTAATCTCGATCATCCAGCCCAACGCCGGACAGGCGGCAGACGGTACGCCGTTGCCGCCGACTACGGTCGGCACGACCCACGCCAACGTAGCGCAGTGGCGCGGTAAAGAACTGGACAAGCCGCAGTCACGCGAGGGTCAATCGAGCTACAAGATCATCATTCGCTATCCCAAAGCGTACAGCATTGATAGCGGTATGCAGATCATGGTGCGCGGTCAGCTTCACAACATTGAATCCATTAGCGATCCAGACGGCCAGATGGTAGAGCTGCACATCTGGACCTTTGTGGATAACGACGTAACAGGTATGCCGACATGGTAGAGCAAGGCTTGCTGGAGATCCTCCAGACCAACTCGGCGATTACTGCGCTGGTCAACACAGCCAACGGACAGGGAGTGTACTGGGTGCTTGCGCCGAAGAACGCCAGTGTCCCGTACATCGTGCTATCCCGCGTGACCACGCAAGACACCCAAGCCTTCCAAGGCTCGTTAGGTTTCCGCGGTGCGCTGTTCCAGGTGGACTGTTACGGCATCACTTACTATCAGTCACGCAAGATCGCCGCGGCCGTCCGCGGCATTCTCGAAGGCTACCACGGCACACTGCCTGATGCTGATGCAACCTCAGTGGCTTCCATCCTGACAACAAAAGACTGGGATATGCCTTACGAAGAGGGTGGCAAAGGTTTCATCTACCAGGCTCTGCTCGAATTCCGCGTGTGGTATCGCTCCGCTGTATAACACCTAACCCCCACTCCGCAGTACCCACAAACACTATGCCTATTGAGATTGAAGGCTTGTCCGAGCTATCGGACCTGTTGACTGAGCAGACCCCAAAAGCTGCCAAACGATATCTGAAACGCTGCGCGGAGCCGGCCGCCAAGGTCGTGCTTGACGCCATGGCCGAGACGGTCCCTGTCGGCGTCGGCGTCCTCGAAGAGCAACTGAGCTATTCAACCAGCTTCGACAACGGCGATGACGAAACGACGATGACCGTCGAGATCGGCCCGGAAAAGCCGGCGTTCTGGGGTTCATTGCAGGAGTTCGGAACCAGCACCCAGCAAGGCCAGCACTGGATGGGCCGCGCCTGGGAGTCCAGCAAAGATCGCTGTCTCGACATATTCCAGACCGAACTCGTCGGACTGCTACAAGACCTCGAAAACAAGAAGGGTTAAAACACTGTGACATTAGTTTCATGCATCATGCCGGCCTGCTATGGCGAGATGGCGTTGCTTGCCGTGCAGTGCTTTTTGGATCAGACATACGCCAACCGCGAGCTGATCATCCTCGATAACAACCCCGATGGCCAGACCATCGAACACCTGTTGCCGCAGGATGAGCGTATCCGCTACTACCGCGTACCCCGGCAGCCAGTTGGCGCTCTTCGCAACCTTGGCACGTCCTACGCCAACGGCGAAATCTGCATTACTTGGGACTGCGATGACTGGTATGCACCCACCCGGATAGAAGAGCAAGTCAAACGCTTGCAAGAGACGGGCAAGGCTGTAACGGGTTGGCACTCGATCCTGTACTACGACACGAGCAACGGTAATGCCTATCGGTATCTTTATGAGCCCAACCCCGGACGCAACCACCCACCTTACGCTTGCGGCTCTTCACAGTGCTACCTCAAGATCTGGTGGGCGAAGCATCCCTTCCCCTCGACGGGTATAGAGGATCAAGACTTTCAGTCGGCTGCGCTTGCCGCCAATCAGCTTGATTCGTGCGATGCCGGGCAACTTATGGTTGCCCGCGCACACGGAGACAGCCAATGCCCGCCACCGTTCGGCCACCGGCAATTCCCAGCGGTGCCGAAGGATGCACTTCCCAAACAATTCATCACGGCGATTCGCCGCAAGAAGAAAGGTAACTAACTATGCCCGGAACTCCAATTGTCGGCATCGGTGATAGCTTTGAGTACGCCACCGTCGCCAGCCCCACCACCTTCACAACCATGAATGGTGTCACTTCCGCTGCCATCAGCGGCGACAAGGTTGCCACGGAAAAGACCACCACCATGGCCACTACCAACGGCGTGGACACCTTCATGGCTTCCACCCAGGATCCCGGAACCTGCGACGTCAAGGGATTCTTCCTGCCGGGAGACACCACGCAAGTTGGCCTTGAAGCCATCCGCCTTGCTGGTCAGGCCGTCGCCATGAAGGTTCTCTACGGCACCTCCAATAGCTGCGCGTTCACCGGTATCGTGGAGAGCTTCACCCCGTCCTGGCCCCTGGACAAGCCCGCAGCGTTTGACCTGAAGATCAAGATTACCGGCCCCAAAACCTACGCATAACTAACCGAGGGGTGGGGTGACTCACCCCTCATAACAGGATCGACATGGAATCATTGGTTAAAGCTCGCACCACTCCGCATTTCACGCTGGAAATTGACACAGATGACGGAGCCACGGCACCAAAGGTCTGGAAGTTGGCATACACCTATCGCGCCATTGCCAAGATCGAAGAGGCCATCGGCAAGGACATTAAGAAGATTGAAGACTGGAAAGACCTGTCTTCGGGGAAGGATTTTCCAGTAATCGTCTGGGGTGGCCTCGACAAGTACAACCCCGAAGTCACGCTGGATGAAGTCAAAGACATGCTGAATCCAGAGGCTCAACGGCTGTTGTCGGATGCCATCTTCGAGCTTTGTTTTCCCGGCATTAAAGAGGCATACGAGAAGGCAGCAAAGGAATCGGGTGCAACTGCCAACCCAAACCCTCAGACGGGGACGACGAATATCTAGAGCGTCCCCCGGAAACGTGGCTGGAGCTGTGGGCTGTTGCACGTTACGACCTTGGGTTGAGCTGGGAAGAGTTTGAGGAACTAACCCCGGCAATGTTTCAAGCCTTATGCAAGAGGCGCAACGTGCGGATTAGGTATGACCGCTATGCCAACGCGATTACAGCCAGTGCGGTGTACAACGTCAATCGCCATAGCTCGGATGACCCGATGATCAGTGCGTTTGACTTTGTCAGGGACGAAGAGAGTGCCAAGCGTAAAGAGAAACTGCGCGAAGCAAAGAAGTACATCCAGAAGGTTATCGGCAACATGCCTATGACGACGCCAATAGAGCGACTGCACGAGGTACGCACGAAGGCTATCAGTGATCTCAAGGCCAGTGGATACACCAACGCCGAAGAGTTGTTTAACCAGATGTGGCCACATTTGAAGCCAGAAGAAAGCGAGCAATAAATGTCGGAAGTTGGCGCACTGATCGTCAAGCTGCAAGCAGAGACCGCGCAGTTCCGTGAGGATATGGGGAAGGTCAAGAAAGACCTTGCCGATCTGAAGGGCACGTCCAGCGAAACTGGCGACGCCATGGATGCGAGCATGACGAAGGCTCGTGGCGGCTTGATGCTCGTGGAAGAATCCATTGGTGTTCGGCTCCCGCGCCATCTCAACACCCTGCTGGCCGAGATTCCCGGCGTGGGTGCTGCTTTTGCCATGATGCTCCCAATCGCTGGTGTGGTCGTTGGCATTGAGGTTGTTGGTAAGCTCATCGAGCGCCAGCGTGCATTGGCAGAGGCCATCAGCAAGGCTGGTGCTGAAGCCACGGCTGCGGCAGTCAAGCAATCCGACCAGACTAAACAGCTAGACCTCACGAACCTCAAGCTGGACGACCAGATTGCCAAGCTAGAGCACAAGCCAGCGCACAACTACATGAAGGAAGCCATCCTTGAGACTTCCATCGCCGTTGACGACCTCGCTGCCAAGTATTCGTCTGATTTTCAGGCGATGAACAAAGCCATCGAGGGCCAGCTCGGCCCATGGGAAAGACTCAAGCGTGGGGTGGTGGACGCATTCTCAGGCGTTGGGCAGGGTAAGGGTTATGGGACAACCACCAATGCTCTGTTCGAAGTACAGAACCAATTGGATGCGGTGGAGGCTGCGCGTAGGAAATTAGCAGAGACTCCGGCTGGCTCGGAAGCAGAAAAGACAGCGCAGCAAGGTCTTATCTCCGCGCTAAATGCGCAGAAAAAGGCTCTTGACGACCTTAAGCCAAAGTACCAGGGCAACTCTGAGATGCTGCTATCTATCGGCACAGCGGCAACCTCAACAGCGAACGAGGTCAAGAATCTTAATCAGGTTCTCGAAAATGGCAAGAAGCGCGAAACGGTTGCATCCGACGAGCAAAAGGAAGCCAATCTTGAGCCGCTAAAGAGAGCGGCTGAGCTTGAGCATACCGCAGCAGCCGGAGCTATTGCACACGCTAATGCAATCAAGGCGCAGACTATCAGCTTAGCCGAAATGGCGCTGGCACAAAAAGAGGCAGACAGCAAGCTCTCTCCAGCCGAGAAGCTCTCAGCAGAGCTGACCGCGATAGCCACTGAGCGTGATGCCACAGTTAATGCAGTCACGGCTGAGGCTGCCGCAAAAGAAGCTGCTTACAAAAAAGCACGGGCAGCAGAGGGTGACCCGGCTAAGCGTGCGGAGCTGGATAAGGCATGGAGTAATGAGCAAATAGCCTTAGCCGACAAGGTTGCCAATGCAAACATCGATGCCGAAAAGCGTAGGAGTGATGCTGAGCGTAGCGCTGCGGCGGAATCTCTTCGCCTCGCCGAAGAGCTCAACCAGTCGAAGACTAAGCTGGCACTCGCCACGGAGAAACGAGAAGAATCCATCAAGCTCGACTCCGTAAAGAAAGACGAAGATGCTAACGAGCGACTGAACAAGCTGGGTCTGGAAACTCAGCAGCAATACCTCGCTCGGAAGATCGAACTCATCCGGCAAGAAGAGAAGATTAAGGAAGAAGCGCTCGCTCACGAGATAGAAGCTGAGGCCGCCAATGCTGCCAAGGCTGGCCACCTTGGTGACACCGCAAAGCAGAACGAGGCGCTGGCGCGGAAAATCCAGCTACAGGCGCAACTCAACACACTGACGAAGCAATATGCGTCAGAACTCTCTGCTACCCACACGGAGGCGGAGAAGCTCAACAGCTCATGGGGTAACTACTTCACCCACATGATGGCAGAGACGATGGATTTGAGCACGAAGATCCGCGTCAACCTGCAAAGCAGCATCACGCAGTTCACTGACAACTTTGCAAACAGCATGGCAAAGTGCATCGTGGAGAACAAGTCACTCGGGCAAGCTGTGAAAAAAGAGGCCGAGCAGATGCTGGAATCCATGATTTCCATGCTGGTGCGCTGGCTGGAGCAGTGGATTATCACTCACACGCTTGCCAATGTCTTCCAGAAGACAACCGACCAAACGGGAAAAGCGTCAGCAGCGCAGTTGGCGGGTGCCAACATGGTGGCCTCGTGGTCTGCGGCACCTTGGCCGATTGACGCGATGGCCCCAGCCATGGGTGCTCAAGCGTTTGCCGCTGCCATGTCGTTTGAAATCGGTGGAAAGATTCCTGGCTCCAATGGCCCTGTCCCAATCATCGGCCACGCTGGTGAGACGGTTGTAACCAAGGCTCTGACCGACCGCGTGGAACGCGCCGAGTCATTCGGTGGAGAGAAAGCTGGTTCCACCGTTCACATGCACTATGCACCCCAGATTCATGCGGTTGACGCAACAGGGGTTGACGCAATGCTGGCTCAGCATAGCGCCATATTCCAGCGGCACATCGTCAACGTGCTGAGAAAGTGTAATCGCTAATGTCGTGCTACGTTATGCCAACGATGCCGCTGAGTATGGCCAGTGGCTTGAAGAAAACCCCGGTGTTCAACACCGTGCGGCAGAAGACTGCGGCGGGCATCACCAATGCCATCGCGCTCCAGCCCTACCCGGTGTGGCAGTTCGAGTTCGGTCTTGACCACGTCACGGGACATGAGCATACAGCGGCCAGCGTGGTGGCTCAGTTCCTTGGGACGTTTATGGCCACCGCTGGCGGCGCAAATCCTTTCCTGTTCACCGATCCCCAGGACAACTCCGTGGTGGGCGCACAGTTCGGGACTGGGCAGACGAACGGAAGCAATACAGCGTTCCAGCTTTCCCGCAATATCAACGGGCAGCCGGACATCATCCAGAACCTTAATGGCTCGCCGACGATCTACGTCAACGGCACGATCAACGCCAACTGGTCTATCAGTTCAACTGGTGTGGTCATGTTCCCGGCAGCACCCGCTAACAATGTCACGCTGACATGGACGGGATCGTTCTACTACCTATGCCGATTCAGCGAGGACACGATTGATGCTGTGCGGTCGTACACGATCAACAGTGGTGTTGACCAGTGGATGTTCCAAGGAATTAAGTTCACGAGCGAGTTCGTTGCTGGCACCACCTATGGCGCTATCGCAAATGCAGGAGGCGTGTAATGAAGCGCCTCATGCCCGCATCCCTAATCACGTTCTTGCAACAGAACCCCAACTGCATCCGTGCAGATTTGTTCCTCATCAATCTGCCCAACGGACAGGTGTTGACCACGACGGACGGGCAATTCGATATAGCCGTAGCAGCCGGAACATCCGGATACAGCGGTGCCGCTCAAACTTTCCGCTCAACCAAGTATGGCATGTGGTCACGTGGTCCTATCACAAGCGAAGCGGCCTTCAACATGAACGCCAACACCATGACCCTTACCTGTGCTCCGCAGCAAGGAGCGTGGTACAAGGGCATGAACGTGGGGATTCTGCAAGCTGCCGTCAATAACTTGTTTGATGCTGCAACAGTTACTGTGTACACGGCTTATATGCCTTTAGGGCAATACGGCAACATCAGCGCGGGGCTGGAAACCAAATTCTACGGCACGATCACCAAGATCAATGACATCAACCGCGTGAAGGTTGAGTTCGAGTGTGCCGATCCGCTGTACTTGCTCAATCTGAAGGTTCCCACTCGAATCATTCAATCCAACTGCCCATGGTCGTTCTGTGACGCCAACTGTGGCCTGACCGCCAGCAGCTACACCACGAACTTCACCGCTGCCTCAGGCACGACGCAATGGGTAATGATTCCGAGCACGACATTCAGTCAATCGGCTGGCTACTTCACGCAAGGCGTGGTCACTTGCACAGCAGGAGCCAATGCTGGGCTGAGCCAAACCGTCAAGCTGCACGACACTTCCGGCCATCTGGAGCTAACGGCTCCGTGGCTACTGACTCCGGCAGTGGGCGACTCGTTTAGCGTAATCGCGGGCTGCTCGAAGACTATGACGCAATGCAGCCAACAGTTTAACAATCTCATTCACTTTGGCGGGATGCCTTACGTTCCTGTTCCATCTCAGGCTATCTAACATGCTTACTAACGAACAAAGACAACATATCGTAGATGTAGCCAAGTGCTGGATAGGCACACCCTACCGGGGGTGGTCTTGTGTCAAAGGTGCTGGGGTCGATTGTGGGCAACTTCTCAAAGGTGTATTTGAAGAAGCTGGTCACTGCAATGACGGTATCACGCTGCCCGAGAATTACTCCCTGCAAGTGTTCCAGCACCGCAAGGACACCACTTACATCGACTATGTGAACAAGTACATGCGAGAGATCACGGAGGCAGAGGCGCTGCCGGGAGATGTGGTGGTGTACAGGCTCGGCTTGGCCTTCGCGCACGCCGCAATAGTCGTTGCATGGCCTGAGCACATCATTCATGCGGTGGAGTTTCAAGGCGTCATCTCCGGGCATGGTAAGAATTTCAAGTTCGGCAGGTTGGAGAAGCGATTCTTCACGCTGCGCGATGAATACGTAGGTGGTGAGTAATGGGTATCTTCGGTGGTGGAGGTGGCAACAAACCCGAGAAATACTTTGGCGTAAGGGTCAATCAATCACAGCTCGGCTATCCGCTACCAACCGTCATGGGCACGGCTAAGATACAGCAGTCGATTCTCTGGGAGGATGGGTTTAGCTCTCAGAAGCAATCCAGCGGTGGTGGCAAGGGTGGCGGTGGAGTATCGAGCTACACGTACACCGCTGATGTCATCGCGGGTTTGTGCAACGGCACAGTAAGCGGAATTGGCGACATCTGGACGGGGCAAAGCTGGCTCGGTCAACCACACGCTGCTGAGACGTGCACCATCTCTGGCAGCTCGCCAACCTATACGGTTACTAATGCTTTCACCTTTGCCAACGACTTGGGAGTAAGTGTAGCAACCACCTACAGCGGCTCATACAACGACTTTTGCGCTCCCTCAGCTACTGTGTTAAGTGGCACCGACCAAGCACGCATGGTCAGGGTGTCCTCTAATCCGAGTAGTGGGCAGTACACTTATACTCCGAGCACGGGCACGTATGACTTCAGCACTACCGACAGTGGTAAGACGGTAACGGTTAACTACAGCTACAACCTAACGGTCGAAAACCAGCAAGAGAACGATATTATTCCATCTGGCAAATCCATTAGTGTAGGCGGCAACCTCAAGTTTAGTTCTGACCTCGGTGTTGTCTATGCGAGTGGCTCTAACCAAGGCGTGGCTCTGACCAAGGTTACGGGCACACCATCGGCGACAGGCACCTACTCGGTGTCAGGCTCTGCACCAGCCACTTATAAGTTTGCCTCTGGTGACGTTGGGGTTGAGGTCACGATCACGTACCAAGTCACCGACCCTAACGCTGTGGCTACAGGTGAGAGCAGCAACCTTAACTTCACGCTCAACACTGGAGCCGCTGGGCAATTACCCTACAGCTTCCTGACTTCGAGTTTCCCCGGAGCGGCCCTCGGGTACACGGGTATTGCTACGGTCCTCTACCAACCCATGTGGCTGGGAAGCTCTGCTGAGATACAGGAAAACACATTTGAGGTCGTGACAGCGGACGCTATGGGTGGCGGTATTCAGGATTGCAACCCAGTCCAGTGCATCACGCAAGTGTTGACCAATTCCGTATGGGGATTGGGGGTGGGTGCCGTACCATTCCCGACCTCAGTATTAGATAACGGGACAAGCGGCACTTGGGGCAGTGCGACCAGCACAGGTGGTACGCGAGCAAACAATAGCACAGCCTACAACTGGTTTGCGGCTAACAATTTCTTTATCTCCCCTGTGATGGACTCGCAAGACTCCGCAGCGTCAACCATGAGCAAGTGGCTGGAGGCTGGGATGTGTGCGGCATTCATGAGTGAAGGTTTGCTTAAACTGGCGCCTTACGGGGACACGACCACAGCGGCTAATGGCTACACATGGGTAGCTCCGTCGAGTTATGTCGTGGCTCTCGATGACACTTGCTTTGTAGCCAAAGAGGGCACCGACCCGGTCAAGGTCACTCGTTCGGCGTGGCAGGACGCTTACAACGTCGTGCAGGTACAGTGGGACAATCGCAGCAACCAGTATGCTCCCGAAGTCACGCAAGAGAGCGACCAAGGATTGATCAACCGCTTTGGGGAACG